TACATTTTGCTCTGAGGCAGTACTGTACTGATTAAAAAATCGATTACGCATGTTTAGCCAACCATATCTGAGACTGGTAGTGAGTATGAATTCAACATGTCTTCTTCTAGTTTTGTGATTTCGTCAATCGCTTCATCCCAAATCTTTTGTCCGTTGAATGTAACTGCGCCTGGCATTTGAAGCCCCTCAAACTTCTTGAGATTCTCGCCCCATTGCTTTTTGATTTGTGCGGTAGTGTATCGCTTGAGCCAAAGATCATTGTACACATCGGTATATGTGTCTGGATCAAGAATCTGATATCCTTCTACGATAATGTATTCGCCAACCACAATTTTTTCACCCCATGCCATGTCAATGTAGAGTTTGTTTTGATGACGATTGAAGCGTAGAGATTGTTTACCAACGAACAATTCTTCAGCCAAACGAATGTTTTGAAGTGCCATGTAGTATGGCGCAAACGGACCGTAGTTGAAAGCGAAAAGGTCGTTCAACGCAATCTGATAACGAATGTTGAAGAGATTGTTTGTTGAGTATGTGCTACCAATGTCAAAAATATTGATGACACCAATCACGGATTGTGGTATGTCAATGTATTTGTTTTGAACATCGGTTTCGGTAACTTGATGCGCTAGATAGACTTTTTGCGTACCGTCAAAGTGATAGTCATGGTAGTACTGAAGTGCCATGTCAATGCAGTCTTCAACCTGTTCATCGGCTACATTGATTTCCACTACAGGTGCGCCAAGTCTTCTTAGGCAATATTCTTTTAATTCTTCTCTGCTTGCTGGTTTTGTAGCACTCATGGTAGTCCTCTAAAAAATTTGATTTGTTCTATCTATTTATGTTTTTTTATTTCTATGAAACGCCTATATAATATACGATCAATAAACGCTTGTGGAGATAACCTTGAAATATTTTCCTTCTATCTGTGTAGACAATTTTTATGATGATCCTGACAAAATCAGAGAATTTGCTTTGAGTTTAGATTATTACCCTTCAGACACAGGAGCATGGCCAGGCAAAAGAACTAAGTTATTACATGAAATTGATGAAAACTTTTTCAAAAATTTTTGCATTAAAGTTTTATCACTATATTATGATTTCAATTTGTCTAGAGTTGACTGGGAAATTGCTACATCTTTTCAATTAATTGAGCCATATGACCCTAAAGAAGATTCTTTAAAAAATAAAGGATTCATTCATATAGATAAAGATAACATTTTTGCTGGAGTAGTTTACTTGACCCCAAATGCTAATTCTAAATGTGGAACATCTTTATACAAAGTAATTGACCAAGATATTATCGACAAAGATTCAAATCTTTCTTTTGGTGAAGATATAAAATCAAAATTTTACAAACACGGAATTGATGAAAATTTTGATCAAGAGTTTACCTCATTCAATTCAGCATTTGAAGAAACGGTCAGATTTAATAATGAGTATAATAGAATGATAAGTTTTGATTCTAGTGTTTACCATGCGGCAAATAGTTTTTACTCTGAAACTCCTAGGTTAACACAAGTTTTCTTTGTTAAATCGATAACATCTTCAGTATCTCCGCCACTAAAAAGATTTAAAGTTTGAAGACATAAAAAAAGCACGGAAACCCGTGCTTTTTCTTTTTACATGGTGTGAATTATGATGCGATATATTCAATAACAACAATAACACCACCCGCACCAGCACCACCAGCCGCACCAGTGGCTGAGTCCGCAGAGGCGGCGCCTCCTCCACCAGATCCATATGCAACACCAGCCGTGCCTGCGGTGTTTGTAGCAGTTGCAACAGAAGCATTTTCTCCGCCGCCGCCCCAAAATGAAGCGCCGCCTTGGCCGCTGATGCCCAGCACTGGTACATCCTGACCATGGCCAGAACCACCACCCGAACCAGCGAGGTTTACTAATCCACCAGTCGGTGCGGCGGCAGCATTACCACCACTTGTCGCAGAGACCGTTGCGACTACGCCAGTTCCGGCTCCACCCGTTCCACCGGCGCAAGAAAGAGCAGTTCCGCTTGCAGGTGTCCATGTAGTAGTTCCTCCATTACCTCCGCCGGTGCCGTTGGCGGCCGCACCAGCAGTACCGCCAGCACCAACCGTATATGTCGCAGTAGCAATTTCGGCACCAGTATATGATCGAATTGCGGTTGCTCCAGAACCACCTCCGCCTCCACCGCCACCGGCGGCGCCGTCTGTATCAGCACCACCTCCGCCTCCACCGCCACCTGTTGCTATAACAAGTGCGGCGATTGTATTTGCGGTTGCAGTAAATGCAGCCGAAGTTCCAGTAGTAAATGTTCTGACATTTACTGAAGTCATACCTTTTGTTGTTTGGTATGTTAAGTCGTTAAAAACAACTCCTAAAGCATCTAATCTAACTGTCATTTTTTATTCTCCTAGTTTTTTTAGATTTGAAATTTCAGTTTTCAATTCTTTAATTGATTCGATTAACAATGGAATAATTTTGTCGTAGTTGACTGCTAAGTATCCATTCTCTCTTTCAACAACTGCCTCCGGAAGAACTTTTTGAATTTCTTGAGCAAGAACTCCAACATCATGGATATTTCTTCCTGGATACATTTGTTGGGCAGTTTCATTCCAATCAAATGTATATCCACCGATTTGATCAATTTTATCTAAACTAGAGTCAATCTTTAAAACATTCTCTTTAAGTCTTTCATCCGATGAAGCATTTGCAATAATGTCATCATCAACGCTTAGAATGCCTCCGATGTTTGTATTTCCGGAAATTCCTACGCCACCAGAAATTACAACCGCACCCGTTCCAGTTCCTGTTGAAGTAGTTGTGTTTGTAACTCTAACAATTCCGCTAGTGTAAGTAGAACCAGAAATTCCAACACCACCAGACACAATCAATGCACCAGTCGTGTTGCTAGTTGATGCCGTAGTATCAACAATCTCTACTTCACCAACCATTACAGCACCATACTGAAGTCCTGCATCAGTAAAGTCTACTGTATTTGCTGGTAGGGTAACTGTATTTGCAAAAAGTTTAAACATGCCTGATGCAGAAGCGTCACGCACGAAACCTGCATATTTCTCTACACCATCGTTGTAGATACCAACAAAACCTAGGTCGAATGTATCTGCGGCGTTGTTTTGACCAACGAAGATGATTGGATTTTCAACGGCAAGACTGTCTGTTGTAACTGTGTTACCAGAACCAAGAAGTGTAATTGATCCAGTAATTGTTGTATTACCACCAACATTCAAGTTACCTGTAAGACCCATACCACCTCTAACAACAAGGGCTCCGGTCGAAGTGTTTGAAGATTCGGTATCAATAGCAATTTCAACTTTATTTCCTGGATGAATAATCATCTGAGTGTTATTTGCTGGATCATCAAAGCCATTTGCAGAGAATAAAATTTTGTTGCCAGTACCATTTGAACCAGTACCAATTACTAAATCGCCAGAGTTAAGTGTTCCTGTTGGTGGCTGATAGAGAACATATGCATCGTCTGCTTTAGTAACTGCATATTCACCTTCACCGTAGTTAGATGAGTTAATACCGAAAGAAACCCAACCGTTTTCAATGGTACCAGTATCGTTAACTGCAATGAATTCTGCGTAAGCGTTGACACCATCTGATGAGTTAGTCACAACCATGTCAACGGCTTCGTCTTGATCGCCAATTGCGGCAATATGGTGAGATGTTATTTCTGTACCTTTACCTGATGACCAATCTTCCACATTGCCACCAGCCGCCACATGCAATGTTGCGTGAATGTGATATGCGTTTACGCTAGAAGATGTATTGTTGAGTTCAACATTACCTGTAGCAGAAGTAATTGTACCGTTAGATGAATGAATTGTGAATGTTGGTCCATCTACAAGAGTAAAAGTTCCTGTAGATTTTGTTGTTCCTGTTATTTCAGTATTACCGGTTACGGTAACGCTACCACCAACATCAAGGTTTCCTTCAAGTTCTAAAGATGTATTTCCTGCGTGATAAATTAATCCAGCATCATCGTCTAGAACCGCACCATCTCCGGAACCGGGAACGGCAGTAAAAACAACTCTACTTGCAGTTGCTTCTAATGTAGTGACCTGAACGGTGTTTGATACTATGCCCGTAGTTCCTTGAAAAACAGAACCATATAGCGCAGTATTGCTAGTTTGTAAGGTAGTAATGTCATTCGCCGCATCGTTATACGCTTGGCGAAATTCATTAAATGTGTTAGTTAATTGTACTTGGGATGCCATATTTTCTCTCTCTCTTATCTAGGTTGATTGACAAGGGTTTTCTAAACTTTGTTAGTGATCGCTAAGAGCATTTTCTTAATTTCACAGAGATCGTCTTTTAGACTACAAATTTCTTCTTTCATTTTGTTTACTTCTTGCACACTCTCAGCATGTCTTTGTTTTTGCATTTTATACTTCATTAATCCGCCTGTGTCGGTATTTAACAAAGCCTTTGAGTGTGGATCTCTTTCCGTGAAACCTAAGACTTTTTCTCTTAATTCTAATCGTTCCATGTATTTATACACCTTTTTATCTTAAGCCAAGGCAATCACTCTTAAATCTTTAATTTTTGGTGCAACTGCCGTATTGGTTGATAAAAACACTACCTTAATAGCAAAATATTTATATCCACTAAATGATCTACCATCTGGTGTTGTATACCCAATTGAGTTATTTAGAATTCTATAAATCTCTTGATTTGTCGCATCAGAGGAATATGCAGATTCTACGGTCAGGAATGTGTTATTTGTGATCGATGAAATCGTTCTCTGAAGTCTTGATGTACCAACGGCAATATCTGCACCAACTTGTAATTGCTCCAAGAATACTGTATTTGCACCAACAACATCTACTGAACCATTCGTGATTGTAACTCTTCCATCGAGAAGTCTTGAACCACCAGTTTTCTTAGCAAGAGGTACGATATATTTTTCTTCATTGTATACAGTCGATTCTTGACTGGTTTTAGCCGTTCCATCAAGCGTCATTTCATTATAGAATTTGAAGTCAAATGGATCATTGTCGTTTTCACTAAGCACTTTGTAGTATACTTTGATATCCGTGCCTGGTGGGCGATTGACTGCCAAATAAACTGCCAAGTCGGATGATTCAAATCCATCATTCAATTCTACCACACGGGTAATGTATCGTGTGAGGTCGGCGTATGGCCCAGATGGATTTTCTGCGGCTTTACTAATGACAGAAACTCCAGAACCAGAAGTTGTAAAGTTATTCTTAACTTCAAGATAGTTATCGTTTGCAACAAAAGAAACTTGACGATACTCTTCACCGAACAATGCATATTCACCAACATCAATTTCACTATCAAAAAGCGTACCAACGCCAGCAACAATATTATTTGATGTGTTATAGGTAACTGTACCAGTCAACTGATTAAAGGTAGAATTGTTAATAATATTTTGCTCTAAGTAAACACGCATTCTCTCAATATCAATGTATGGAGAAACATTTGCATTTTCTGTGAGCATCGTTGCTCTAATCGTAATTGATTTATCTGTAGGAAGGAATGATGTTTCATTTGATGAATTGGCGAGTTGTTGCATCGTTGACAACTGAATTCTCTCCAAGTTCTTAATGCTATTGAATGTACTGAGGGTGTATGTTCCGTCAGCAGTTCTTCCTTCTAAAAGAATATTAGATTTTGGTGTAGTTAAGTTTTCAAGGTTCAATGAATAAGCATTGAAGTTGAAGTTGCCTCCAGTATTTGCCCATGGCTTGTTTTGTAGAATAACTGTTGCTGGCGTTGTGCTAAATTGTGCAGTTCTTAACTTAAACTTAACATCTTGATTCTGTCTTGGTATCCAAGTAAAGTCGTTTGCAGAGGTAAACAACATGCCAGTTGCAGGTTGTTCAGTAATTCTGAAATTAACTTCTGGATTGGTAATGTCAAACTGTCCAAGTTCGGCAACAAACACATTAAAGTCTGTCACATTACCATCAGGTTTTGCAACCCAACAATATTCAATACCTGGCGGTAAGAAAATTGGATTTGCAAATGTAAATGTAGTGTTTGCAGTACTATCATCACTAATTACAATATCATCATGTTCTCTTCTAGCAACCTCACCACCAATCACCAATCTTGTTGGGAATCCATTGTCCATTTCACGAATCTCACAAGTCACACCATGCTTAGATGTGTCTGGAGATTTTGTTTTAAAGAACAAGTCAAGGGATGTAACATATATACCTTCTGGATATGTTTCTTCGTCAACATAGAAACTTTGAGAAAGTGGATCATACCATTGACGAATAATTTTTCTAGTAGTTTCGTCTTTGAGTGTAACTTTTCTTGATGTGCCTTTACCTTTTAATTGCTGATTAGCAAAACCATCAAATGTGAATGGTCGTGTATTAACAACATCAAGACCTTTTGCTACAGAAAGTCCTTGTGCAAAAATTGATTGAGTAGCAATTGTAGTTGCTTCTTCAACATCATCAGTTTCGCTATCAGTCAAACGGAATGATCTTTGACCAACAAAGAATCTTCCTTCTGGAACTCTAAAGACACCAATAATTCGATTACTATTTACTGTAAGGTCTCCAGCAGTACCAAGAGAGTAAACTCCAGCATCGGCTTGAAGAATGCCATCTGTATCAAACAAGTCAAACAAATCATTTACATCAGCACCATCTGCCAATGCAATTTGTGTACAATTTGCAGTTACATCTTCACCATCAAAGAATGCATAAAGTTTTGAACCATCTTTCATGCCTTGAGATACAAATACAAAATCTCTTGGGCGAATGTAATGTTTAATACTAATGTCAGAAACTCGCTCGGTAACTGTGTTTACATCTTCATTAGCAAGAGTGAAGTTTGCTTGAATCTCATTTAGTTTTTGATTTTGTGTTGTAACAGTTCTTGTATCTTTATATTCCGTAACCACCCTACCGCTTCGTGAACGACCGGTTGTTGTAGTCGTTGTTGTTTTTGGTGTTTCACCAACCCAATGGCGAAGATGTGGCGCAACAACAGTATTCCAAGAATCTGCAATTGCTTTAAAGTTATCAGTAATACCAGTTAGGTCAATGTTTGTGTTTGCTTCTGGAGGATAACTTGTATCAACCCAATTGTCTGTAGCAGGAATAATGGTCATGTCACCAGACCATGTAAATGTAAGTTCTTGCGCTAGGTTGATTGTTGTTGATGCATATGGCTGATCAATAAAATCTTGTTCAGTATAGTTTACATATACTTTTCTTCCTGGTGTCTTTCTAATGTTTGAAGATGAAGATTCATTGAGTGCAAGTTCAACCTGTACTTGGTTGTTTGCATATGTGGTAGCATAATTTGCACTGGTGTCAATTCGAACACGATTACCATCAGGATTAAAAACATCATGAATGTTATGTCCTGAGAAAGAATCTACAAGAATACCGTTCTTGAAACGATCAAATCCATCGTCATCAACTTCAACTTTTGATTGTGCTTGTTTTTCTAGTTCGCTGAGTGTCGCATAGTATTCAATTTGTTCGATGCGCTTATTCATCTTACCAATTTCACGCATTGTAAATCTACGATTCTTATAAGATTCAATACGAATGTCACCAGCCAATGATGGATAAACAGGAATTGTAATCTCTGCTAATTCTAGTGTGTCTGGAATAGTTGGTGGTGGTGATGCAAGAGGATAACCAGGAGAACCATCATTGATTCCTAAGTTACCATTTTGATCAATGTATAGTTTTGCTTTTCTTCCCTTGTAGTAAATTAGGTCAGCATCAAAGTCTGATGCTGGTGTTGGGAAGTGTAAACCGCCTGTTGGAATCTGATATGTTCCGCCATCGGTTGGGTTTGTAGTGCTTGCGCTTGCCGCTTTGATTGGTCTGAAGTCTAGACAATCACGCAGACTGAAAAGTTCTCCAGTTCTAACGGAACGATATGATGGAACTTCTTCTGTTCGAATCGTTGTATTAGATGATGTTTCATCGTTAACAGGATATGAATCGAATGATAGATATCCAATACCTTGTGAAGTATCGTGTGTGAAATGATCAAATACAACAAGAAGATTTCCTGTTGGAGTTACACCAACATTAGGTGTAATTGTTCCATGTTCGTATGAAGTATCTCTTTGACCATTGTCTAAAGTGTAAAGACTTGTGACATTTGTATTGCTTGTGGTTGCTGAAATACCAAATCCACTTGACTGATAGATTCCACGAATCTGATAAATGTCACCATATCCTAATCCATAAGGTCCAACAAATCCATTTGGATGTGTATTGGCTTGAATTTGAATTTCACGGTTTGCGTTAAGTGTCTTACGAGTTTCTCTAGCATTTGCACGGTCCATAATAATTGAGACCCTTGCAGAGAAACCTGATCCAGAACTTGAAATTAGCCCATTCTCCTGTAGATCAATATCTACTGTCTGTGGAGGTGAACCAACTGAAACTGTTCTTTCAACACCATTTGAACCAATGCCAGAAAGTTTAATTGGGCGACCAGCAGGAAATACTTTATAGTGATCTTCGTTTGAAGCCGCTGAAGTATATTCTGAAGTTACTGTCATCCAGAAGTTGTTTGTAATTGCAGAAATGATTCTGTCTTCACCATCGATACGAATTACATCACCAACTTGATATTCTGTAGTGAATGTTGTTGTCGCACCAGGCAAACTTGAAATGACCGTATTAGTGCCTGTCGCAACATCTGCAATCACATTTGTTGTTCCTGTGAGTGCGGCAGTATTTGCAGTATTTGTTGGTATAACAAGATAGTTTGTATTTTTAAGTGCTTCAGTACCACCTGAACCAAATGTTTCGTTCAAGTCTGTGGTAGCAAGCGTAACCTGTCCAGAACCGTTAAAGTTTGCTGGAAATTCTTTTCTAAACTGAAATCCTGATTCCACATTGTTATTTTCGTCACGGAGTGTTTGAATACCAACATATGGAAGTTTAAAGATAGATGATTCAAATGCAGATTCTCTGAGTGTCGCATTACCTAACGCATCGACCACAACATCTGCAAATCGATTTGGGAAAGAACCGCCACTCTGATAAAATGCACGAACATCTTGGAAAAGTTTATCTTGATTCATTACGATATCATAGATGTAGAGATCGTATCTTGAATCAGCAGTACCTACGGTGCCTGATGCATACTCTACGGCTCTTACTCTTGCTTCACCAATCTTAGAACCAGTTAGAGTTGTGGAACTAAAACTATTATTTGAAATGGCTTCTTGTGCAGTATCATAGAGATCAATGACTGTTGATTCCATGAAATCCCATGTGCCAACAAGTTCTTTAACTGGAATATAAGAACCAACAAGAATTGCAGTCTTGACTTGTTCAACGAATTGTGTATCAGTACCTTTTCGTACTGGTGTGAAAACTTTTGTGAGTAGTTCGTTTCTGAAACCCTTTACATATGAAACGAATGGATCAGTTTCAATGACAAGCAATTCATTGTTACCACCTTCAGCCTCAGTAAACTTACCACGATTGTCATCAATACTTAAGTGTTCACGAATAAAAATTCTTGGATCGGAAAGCGTGTAGTTTCCAGATTCTTCAAATGTTCTTCTAGCAAGTGCGTCTTCTAATTTATTTTCAACTTGATCAGTAAATTTCTTTACAATGTTACCACTAATAACTTCTGTAATAGGCACGAATTCAGATTCGTCCGTGGCTTCATCAAGCGGAACTTTAGCAAGTACTGTATCGATCTTAAGACGATCAGCGCCAAGTGCTTGGAAGTTTGGTGTGCCTTGAGCATTGTCAAGAAGTGTTTGGTCATCAACTGTGTCGATGAATGTTTTGGTTGGAATTACACCAACTTTATATGATGGACGGTTTGTGTATTTGTCAAGAATGATTGTCTGTGAATCATGCTTAACAAAGTGATCGGCAACATAGATTACGCCATCATTGATAGTATATTTTGAACCATAGTTGAAAGTCTCTTGTGTGGCAAGACCTTCATTAACAATTGTGAAGGTTGCTCTAGATGTTGCAGTATTTGCGTATGCAGTATTTGGTGAATCAGCAATATCATCAAATAAAACAAAAAGTTTTTCGCTATTCTCAAATTGCTTAGATGTTCTTTTATCGCTGACCGAACCAACATTCATGGTGAATGTAGTACCATCTGAACCTATTGAGTTTGCAGTAAATGGTACAGTATCAACACCACCACGCAAATCACCAACATAGACTTTATACCCTAATGTATCTTGGTCTTGATAAAATGCTTTAATAACTCCAGTATTACCAGAGTTGAAGGTAACTGTGTTACCAAGAGTGATAAATGCACCGGTGGCATCAACATTGAGAATGACTGTTCCTGTTGATTCATAATTAATGAAAAGAGTTTTTGGGTCTTCGCCATCAATATCAGTAACAAGACCTACATAGGCACGGCAACCAGTGTTCGCACCAATAACTCTTTGTCCTAAAAAGTCTTCAACATCAACTTCAACAGAATCATACTCGGTCTGGAGTTTTACATACTCCATTCTCAAGTCTAAACTCTGTTCGCATCCATCTACAATTGATCCTTCGCTAAAGAAGTATTCAGCAAAGCGTTGAATCTGCTTTTGCTGATAAGTCTGTGCTTGTGTGAGTTCTCTAGCCTGGACTGCTCGACCAGGTCTATAGAGAACTCTTACATACTTCTTATCTTCATCATAATCGTCAAAGTATGGACCAATGTTTAAATCTACGCCACCGGGATTTGACATATCACCCTTTACCTTTTAAAGTTAAAACAACCAGAATTTAGAATTCAATAACGAGTTTCACATCCTCAATCTGGTCATTCGCTCTTGAAATTGGGCTTCTGTTTTCAACATAAAGAACATCGCCTGAGTAAGGTGCGAGTCCTGGCTCATTGATAGCATCAATTGTACCAGTTGCAGCCGATGATGAACCTGTTACAGTAGCACCGTTTGCGAATGCAAGTGGTAGTGGTAGGTTAACAAAGAGGTATTTGTTAGTGTTATCCCACTCAACAACAGTAGCGGTGTTAGAACCAGAAGTAACAGTTTCGTCAAGGCTGAATGAAGCGTTGGCGTCTGTAACTGTGTAACGATATGTCTGGCGATAGTTTGTCGCAAGACCACGGGTTGTTGTACCAAACTCATATGGGTCACGAATCAAACCGATCTTACGGAAGTCGTTAGCAGTAGAGATTGTGTTTGCTTCAGTACCATCCAAGCGGACATTGATCATGATGAACTTACCACCAAGTTCTTCGATGGCGTTTGAACCGTGACCATTCTTTGGAGGTAGAATTGCTCTAGCAGTAGCACCTGAACCACCACCGCCACCTGAGAAGGAAACTGTGGCGTAGGTATAGCCTGAACCTGCGTTAGTGATTGTAATTGAAGAAACGGCATCGGCTGTGATGTTTGCAGTAGCAGTAGCACCTGATCCGTCACCATCAATAGTAACTGAAGGGGCTTCAGTATATGAAGAACCGCCAGCAGTTACGAGAACTGTATCAAGACCGCCGTCAACTGCGGCTCCTGCAACGGTGTTGTCTGTACGAACGGACATGTAGTCGTTTGTCAAGAACTTCAAAGCGTCTGAAGTTGAAATTGTGTACATGTATTTCCACTTGTAGCCGTCAGCAAGTGTAGCGGCAGTTGTAGAAGTACCTGATGGCTTGATTGTAGAAGTCAAACCGCCGTTGTTGAACAAGCACTTGTACACATTGAAGTCATCGGTGAGAACATAGAAGTCGTCATCGAGAATGTTTGTGTCTTGGTCATCGTATTGGTCATAAACTGTACCTGTGGTCCAGTCATAGCGGTCGATAACATGAACAACATCGGTTGACTGAATACGCTTAGCCGCAATTGAATCTCTCCAAGGAATGAACTCAATATTTGCGGTAGAGTTGGTTGGTGTTGGTGGGTTGAAGTCATCTGAAAATGGGCTTGTTCCACCAATATAGAGATACATGATAGTGTTAGAAGCCTCTGAAAAAGCCTCTAAAAACTGTTCTGCGTTATGTACTCTAAACTTACTGGTTGCAATTGCTGGCATATTTTATCTCCTTAAAATAGGGTGTTTGGCAATCTCTTTTATTTATATGGAAAAAACTACCTTTAGTTTCTGTTTATTTATACAAAATACTCTCGGTAAACCGATGCATCGATATAATTTTCTTCTGGATTCACATTAACTTCCAGATATGTGTTGTTAGCGACATTTGTGACCAAGAATTTTTCTGTATCTGTTATTAGACTGTCATTTACAAGATAGTCTAAGATAAATTGTGTATTGGTTCCAACAACCATAGTCTTTCTTCCGCTAAGGTCGGTTAATACACTTTCTGAAAAAGATGAGATTGGATCTCCATATAAAGAATTGATTCTAATTGCGGAAAGTCCTGGATCGGTAAAAGATACTGAACCATCAATTTGGACATTTTTCCTAATGAGATCATTCGTAAATGGATCTTGTATATCAAGTTGATCATATGTGTCGATAATTTCGTCTTGATACTCTCTTATGCTAAACTCACCAAAAGTTATTGGCTTTTCTCTAAATGTTGTTGCGCCTAATGCATAGTTTCCACCAATATCTTGCTCGGCAAATCTTGAAATCACTTCATCTGCGACAAAGGTGAGTTCAATGTCAGAATATTTATAATTACAATCCACATCAAGTTCAATTTCAGTAGTTCTACCTATTTCAAGATTTAGATATGGTTTAATTTCACGGTTAACTGGAAGGATATCAAATGATGCCAAAATTTCTTCTTTTGGAATCTCAATCGTTTTCTCGACTGGAATTGAAATTGGACTTAGGAGTACGGTATGAATTGAACTTTCACTTAGGAATGTGTCATCACGAACATCCCTCAGACCATAGTCTTTAAGATATTCTAAGGCGAGCCCAGAATAACTTTCATTTAAACCATCGGAATTGATTTGGATTTTAATTTTTTCAGTATATTGTCTTCTTGTAGTAACTTCAACACTCTCGCCTAATGAGTCGGTAAATATTGTAGATGAATAATTGATAATTCCTTCATCGGCATAAAATGAGATTGGAATTTCAGTAAAGTCATCGGCAGTATAAAACTCTTTTTTAGTTAAGTCCCAAATAACTCCAACATTGACTAATGGACTAATCTCAATTACTGTCGGTTGGGTAAAACTTTCCATCGTAAAGACTTCTGAGTAGAAGTTCATTGACAAATCAATGCTTGCCAACTCGATTCTCTTCACAACTTCAGATGCACCATTCAATTTAGGAATGTTGAAGTTTAGCACACCATCAAGAGTAAATTCAGACCAATACGAAATCAATTCATATTCTACTTGTTCAATCTTTAATTGTTCGGCTGGAAGTCGTTTTGGAGAATGCGTATCGATCTCAAGTTTCATTCTTGGGATTGGCGCAACATCAATGTAAGGATTTAACAGAAGTGTGGTTGGTTGTGTGAAACTTTCTACCGTAAAGACTTCTGAATAGAAGTTCATTGACACATCAATACTTGCTAATTCGATTCTCTTTACAACTTCAGATGCGGTATTTAAATATATAAAGTTTGGATTAAACTTACCAAAGAAAGATTCATCTGTATATTGTGCTTCTCCGTATACCTCTTGACCAATTTCCTCATTGGCGATTTCTTCAATTTTTAATCCAAGTGCAGTTCTTCTTGGGTAAAGAGGAATTTCAATTTCAACTTTTTGACCGTATTGTCTTCTCGCAAGAACCTCAATTGGTTCTTCTAACGATGTAGTAAAGGTTGTTGATGTGTAGTTGATAATTCCTTCATCGGCATAAAATGAGATTGGAATTTCAGTAAAGTCATCGGCGGTATAAAGTTGACCTTTTGTGAGGTCAATAATAATACCAGCATCAACATAAGGTTTAATTTGTAATACTGTTGGTTGAGTGAAACTTTCTACCGTAAAGACTTCTGAATAGAAGTTCATCGACAAATCAACATAGATTTCTAATCTATTTACAATTTCAGTAGTTGATGATAATGGTATGAAGTTTGGATTAATTATTTCATTAAATGAAAGCGTTTCATATTCTCCACCAAACAGATCATTTTGAATGGCATCAATATTTAATTCTCCAAGAGGAAATCTTGGATAAGAAGGAATATCAACCTCCAATTTTGGTCTGAAGATTGGAGAAACTATTGCCGATTCTGCAACCACATCAATCTCTACAGTCATCTCACGGTTTGTCATTGTGAGAATTTCACTATAGAATCTCATACGAGAATCGATATATGGATATATTTCGATTCGATAATCAATATCAGAAGATGATAGTGATTGATACTTGTATAAATGTGGGCTTGAGAATGTTTCTAATGCATATTCTGCAATGGTGTTGTCAGAAAATTCTTCTAAAGTGTAAATTGAAAAATCTTCTCTGAATGGAGAAACAAATTCTGCAATTACATCAATCTCAAGTTTCATTCTTGGGATTGGCGCAACATCAATTTCTGGATTAATCTTAATTACTTCATAAATGTTTGGTATTACAGCATTAACTGAAGGAACAATATATTGTAATTTTTTCAGTCTTCCAGTAGTCTGTGGAATTGGTGTTGGGGCAAACTGAACAAACTCTGGTCGAGTTTCAATTTCATATGATGTACCGTCAAAACTGACAGTAGCATCAATAATAGAAGTTCCAAGACCAAGTGATGGCAGACGCAATCTATCAACAAAGATTCTAAATGGTTGAAGTGTTGCCGCAACAGTAACAAGAGGAAGTTCAATATCAATTTCATATGATTGACTTACAATTCCACTTGATCTTAATGGAACAATATTAATACCATAAAAGTTTTCGTTTGCGTATTCCGAAATGCTTTCATTTGCTAAATTCAATAACAACAGATTTTCATATTTTGATGTATCTTGTGCAATTGAGAATATTGTAACGGTAACATCACTAATTGAAGTTTCTAGTACCTGAACATCATTGTATACAATATTTGAAGAAGCGTCAAGATAAAGTTCTAAGAAAAGCGTTTGTTCTCTTGAAATGAACGGAAGTGGAACAAAACTATTAATTTTTAATAGTTCAATGTCAATTTCATATGATTTACTTACAATTCCACTTGATCTTAATGGGGTTGAATATACTGTATCAAAAGTTGTTTCTGCATAAGTTGAAATTAAATCGTAACTTAATGCATATGTTTCTAAATCACCATAGTCATTAAATTCTTGTGCAGAAGAAATAATATCGATCTCAAGACTTTGAGTGTACTCTCTTCTTTGGGTGAAGTAAATCTGTCCTTCTAATGAGTCGGTAAATAATGTAGATGAATAATTGATAATTCCTTCATCGGCATAAAATGAGATTGGAACTTCATCAAAAGTATTCGCATAAAATTGATCTGATTTGGTGTAATCTACAATTATGCCAGCATCGACATATGGTGTTATATCAATTTCACGAAGGTTAAAATTTCTTATTGAAACTGGAACCAAAACGGTATCTAATTCAAGTTTAAGTACTGCCTCACTAACTGAAGTTTCTGCAATGTTTACATCATTGAAAACAATTTGTGATGAAACATTTGCAAATAGTGCAATGTCAATTTCGAGACTTTGTGTGTATTCTCTCTTAAAGAGGACCTCAAAGATTTCATCTGGTGCATCTAAGAATGTCGTTGTACTATAAGATGAAATTAACGCATCACCAAAATATTCAAGAGGAACCTCAAGATATTCATCCGCAAAACGGGGTTGATCTTTAACTATATCAACACCAGCAATTAGATTGATTGGCGTTCCACTCAATTCAATTCGTGAAATTGCTCCAACATCAAATGTGCTAGTTGAAATTAGTTCTACTGTAGGTAGATAAAAATCAATCTCACGAACAAAATTATTTTCGCTTAGGCTTAATTGGTCAATGACTGCTGGTGTAATTTCAACTTCACGAATACTTCCAGCATATGGGAAAGTAACGCCAACAGGATACAAAGATAGGAAACTGCTGAGTGCAAGGGGTCTTGGTGTTTGATCAATTTGACTTCTGAATTCTGCTTGAAGACCAATGATAGATGTAATAACAATTTCGCCGAAGAACTCAAGACCAGCCGGGTGAACAGTTTCTTTCACCAACTCTTTATAGGCGTCAATAATCAGACCGCTTCGAATCACATAAGAGAAATCTTGATAGAAGAAGGAGTCCTGAATGATCTTATAGTTTACTTTACCGTCATCGTTTGTGAAGAAACCACGATTGACATTCAAACCAGAAATGATTGCTTCTAGATTAGCATTGCCGTCACCAACACCAGTAGCATCAACATTTGCGCTACTAAAATTGATACCAGGATTTGTAACATCAATCTGACGAATTGAACCAATACCTACTGAGTTATTTGCAATGTCAACTGTGACATTAGCACTCACACCCAAAATGTTGTCAACAGTAAATGTTGCGTTTGCACCGCTTACTGTATTTGCAGATTCAAGTGTAAGTGTAGGAAGATTGTTTGATGCATAACCGCTACCAATGTCGGTTAGTTCAATTCGTAAGATTGGACCAGTGTTTGTCCAGTCTTCTGATTTAATTGCACTATGCAATCCGTTGACTTCTTGTTCTTGAATGAGAACAAAGTCATCTTCAAATAATAAATTCTCTTCACCAAACGGTGCAGTATTACCAACAGATGCAACTTTACCTGCGGCATTATTTCCAGCACCACCCGTAAATGTGAGTATTTCACCAACCGCATAGTTATTACCAGAATTGGTAATTGTAATCAGTCTTTCAGAAAGAAGACCTAGGTCTCGAATGGTTTCATCAACAAGAGTAATCGTTGGTGTTCTTTGATAATTAGAACCACGACTTATAATTTGAATTTGGCTTGTGTCACCAACGGTGAATGTGTTACTTCCATCACTTACTGTATAAGTGTTTGCAATTGAAGTAACACTAATTGCGAGACCGTTACCAGCAGTATCAGTATTATCTACTACTGCTCTTGTGTTTATTCTATATCCATAACCTGGGATGTTGACGATGATGCGATTGATAGGTCCTGTGCTGATTGACGAAACTTCAGCGAGTGCTTCAGCACCATCACCAGTAATTGTAAGCACATCGCCTACAGAGTATCCTGAACCACCATCATTGATTCGAATGTCACCAATAATACCATAGACTTCAGTTGAAAGTCTTGGTTGCAAAACATCTGCAACAGTTTCGCCTGCTTGAAATTCTCCAGAAACAAGTTTTAAGTTAAACTCTGCGTACTGAACACCACCAAGGAATGAAATCGAAATGTTAACAACAGTACCAACGGCTCCAGATGTTTGACCACGAATTGTTTTATTGAGAAAGTCAAAAATATCGCCAATTGGAAATAGATTTGTGTTTGTAGGAATAACACGAATCAGACTTGTCTTTTCAAACTTACCATCCGAAACACGAAGCAAGTCATCGCCAGGAAAACGAATCTCAATGTTTTCATCAAAGAATGCTTTGAATAGAAAGCGATATGCTTCTTCAGTAGACTTTGATTGTAAGAGGTCACGAATTCGATTGTAAAGAAGTCTACGATCTGATTCAGATGTAGATGGATATCCAGCGTTTACTTCATCTCTTAGAAGTTGAAAGAACTCATCACCAGAAACATATTGACTACGGGCTTTTGGAAGTCTTGCAGATTCACGAATTACATTGTCTTTAACACCAGATATAGTTGCCGTTGCACCAGAGGTTGAACCAGTAATAATCTCATTGATATCAAGCGGCGCATCGGTAGTCATCAGTACGATGATCTCATTTGTTCCGACAAACGCTACTTTACCGGTTGCTTTGCTATCTGCACCAGTAACGATTTCGTCTTTTACAAATGTTCCAGAAACATCTGTAATTGTAAGTTTGGTACTCTGTAGAAACTTATAGTAGTCCTTCAAAAACTGAAGGAAACTCTCATCGTTTAATGTTGGAAAGAGAGTGTCTAAGTTTAATGAAGGGTTTAAAAATACATCAGCCATCTTGATTATCTTCTAACTAAACTGATTTGGGTATCGTCTGTAATCGTTACTGTGATATCATCGTCTTCGATAGTTAGAATTTGTCCTCTGAGTGGTAGAATGTCTAATTCATCTGGGACGGCAGTAATTCTAAGTGTAGTACCACCATCTGCAAATGAATCTGGAGCAAAGTTTGTGAGAATAATTTTGCCCGTATTATAATCAATTGTTCCCACATTCTGTGCAACACCAACAATGTCAGTACGCACAATACGATAGATACGAATGATTCCGTTGTTCTCTTCTAAGAAGCAGTTTGGTAAGCCTTGATATGTAAAACCGTTTGAAGAAATCTGAGAAACAATACCATAAGGGAATGATGCTGGGCGACCTTGCGTAACTGTGTTAATTGGGTTTGAAAAGTTAATTTCATATCGTGTACCGACGCCCAACTGAATAGCAGTTTCTTTTCTCAAACGAATAGTCATTGTATTGTTGAGAATTGATCTTTCAGTATTGTCAATAAGTTTTGTTAGTTTAGAATAGCGAAAATATTTTGAGAACTGGTCAAGATCGTCATCATTGTATTGCTTAATTGTATTGATCACCAATGACTTCAAACTTTCTCCTGTGAGTGTTGTAAGTCTTGGATCATATTTAACATTCGCAGAGATTGTTAGATAGATGAATTCTGGATCAACAATCTCTGTTTGTACTGTAAGAATTTTCTTTGGTTTGATAACTGTGTCGATGATCGCAGTCTTTTCGAATGCGGTAAGTGCAGTACCCGTTGTTGGTCGAACTGCAATGAACACACGACCATATTGTGGTGGATCATTATCTTCACCACCCCATACTGCGGCAGAGCCCACATTGGGTTGTCTGAGTACAAGTGCTAAGTAATCTTCAGCGGTTACCGTTCTATTTTGTGCGGTATAGAATTTTGGTGCGTTAAAGCGAACACGCTCAATCGATTCTCTTTCTTCACCACCTGATGCAGGTCCGTCTGCGGTCCATGTGAGTGCAGTCACACCACTTACTGTGCTTACAAGTGTAAGATTTGTAATTCCATTTCCGCTTGCACCATCAGACACAATGTAATCCACGAATACAATGTTACCAGCATCTAATGCACGACCAACAACATTGTCACCAAAGAACAATTCAAACTTGCCGTCTTCAACTTCTTCTAAGAAATATGCAAGTGTAGTTCCTGTAACTTCAACCACATTGTCTGGATTGAAAAATACTCTTGTTGTGGTATCGGATGCTGAAGTCTGTACACGAACTTGAATGGTTGATGTGTCTGCATTAGCGTTATTAATTAGAAATCTTTGATCTGGATTGTTTGGATCAAAAATATATCTTTCGCTTGCATAGCGACCTTGAGTTAACTCAACTTCAGTTTCTTGATATGTACTGCCTGTTGTATTGAAAAGAGAAATTGGTTCTGCATTTAAAAAGTAGTATGTCGTACCATCTACAGTACCCTCAAAGCGAGTGTATCTTGGTAGATCAACAACAGTTGGCGCACCAGTTGCCGTTGCAGTAAGTGTGCCATAGATTTTCGCAGATGATCTTGATCTTGGTGTGTAGTTTAGACTTCTTGCGAGATTGACTACTGAGTTTCTTCTTTGTGCAGTCGCAAGAAAGTTTTCAGTAGCGGCAAGATTCAAATATGTTGCATTGTAATATGTGTTATAGGCAAGAACATCTAAAAGAATGCTGATACCAGATGCATCAAAGTTAACATCAAGAAACTGGTCTTGTTGTTTGAGAAAGTCTTTTAGATTTTGTTTGATCGTTTCAAAATCTAAGTCATCAACTCTTAAATTTGTAGGGGTCGCCATTTATTTTACTCTTGTTGTAACGGTTGTTTCGACTGTTTGCACTCTAGAGAAACCTGTTACACGATATGTAATCACCACCTTGACACCATTTGGTCCGTCAACTGTTGATTCAATTGATATCAACTGGACTCTTGGCTCATGTTCTCTGATTGCTCTAGCAATTTCTTTGTTAATCTCAAGTTCTGTATCATAATCAATTGTTTCAAACAAGTATCTCTCTAAGTCTACACCAAAGTTTGGACGAAATGGTCTAGTACCTACTTTCGTACGGAGTAGATTGATAAGTGCCTTTTTAACTGCTTCTTCGTTTTTCGCCAGCGACAAATCATTTGTGACTGGATTCACACGAAAGAGTAGTGGCACATCTTTAAAAAATACTTGTTCTGCCATGATTGACTATTTATTCTTTTGTTTCCGTAGTTTTGCTATCTTGAATCTCTTTTCTTCGCTCTTTTGCGGCTTTTGTGAATTCGGCAAGTGCTTTTCTTGCTCTAGTACCTGCGGCTTTGACGCCTTTATCGGTAAACTTTTCATTCTCTTTCAAGTATGTGTCAAACAAACTTACAAGTGTTTCGTGATTGGTCATGGTAATAATCCTTTAAAAAGTTGACATTCTATTGACATTCGACTAAAATAACTGTGTAGCCTTTCATCATAACTCTCCTATACCATCAGGTGGAGGAAGAGTTTTTGCTATCTCAATTTGTTCATCCATCGATTTAATCTTTGATGTGAGAGAATACGATCCCCCATTTCCTGTAACAAGTATATCTCCAGAACCCCCTCCGGCGATCAATTGAATGTTGCCATTTGCAAACATTCGAATTGAAGATGTTCCTCTTTGAATATTTATGACCCCATTTGCACATGCACTCATTGAAATTGTGCTACAACCCATTGTCATGCTTGTATTGCTGAGTGTAGAAGTATTGGCAACTCTGAGTTTAATTTGACCTGTAGCACCATCATCGTCTAATGTGATGGCTGGTCCTTTTTGATGTTTGATTGTAATGTCATTGTTTGCCGCCATCGTAAAAGTGTTTCGATTTTTATGCGTCAGCGTAATTGATTCTGCATTTGCGGCATCTTGAAAGTCAAGTGTGTGACCTGATCTTGTTGTAATTGAAAAACTCTCTGAATTGACTGTGTTTGCAAAGTGTCTAGTTTCTTTTTTGTAGCGACCAAAAGAGTTTGTGCCTGAAGGAATGCCTGGAAGATAACCTAGAATTGCTGGTTCGTTTGATTCATCAGCATCAATAAAGAAACCAAAAACCCAATCGCCAAGTTCTGGTCGACCAAATGCATTTGGTATATTTGTTGGCATAATTGTATACGCCCAAGGTAAATCGCTGGTGTCTAAACGACCAGACGAATACTCAGGATGATATCCGAAAATGCGAACCTTGGCTCTGCCTAGTTTCAACTCATCTTCAATATCTTCAACAACACCAATCCACCAGACAAACCCATCTTTACCAAGAAACATGCTTAACCCTTATGTTTAAAATACTGTATTCTTCTTTCTTGTTCACGAAACCAATCATCAGATGGTTTGCCTTCGCCCTTATAGTATACAAGAGGGCGACCAGTCTTCTTTGAAACAATTGCCCATCGACCATCAACTTGCTTAAGTGTTTCAAGTATCTCTGGTCCGTAAACATCTTCTTCCCACTCCTCAATTGAAGCAGGTGTGCAAATGTACTGTTTGAAAGTTTTCATAACTGTAAATCTTTCGTATCTAATGCGTCTGAAGGAACATTGTCTTTAATCCAAGCGAACAGTTGTTTTTTAATTTCAGCGTCATTTGTAATCTGCTTGCCTGGTTTCTTCACGGTGAGGTACATAAAGTTACCTACAACTTTTCTACCTTTTACATCTCGGTAATGTTCACCTGTCTTTGGATTGGTGATGTACATAGTATTCTGTGGATTGTTCAACACAACATAGATGCCACCATCAACTTCTCTAGGAAAACCTGTCTTGACTAATTGCACAATTGTTCTAGCGGCACCACGATGCGTCTTCAGTAGAATGTCTTTTGGTACAACTCTTTTTCGATTCGCATTGTTTTGAATTGCAATCTCATAATTAGTTAGCACCCATGTCACATGAATATCTCTTGTTTGATAACCAACTTTTGTTAGCATTGGTATGTAAGTGTTCATGTCATCCATGTCAGCGAATGTTGTATCAAAAAGAATGTTTGGCAATGTGCCTTCTTTTGCATTGTCAAGAATCAAATCAAGTGTTTTGTTCTTTGCGCCTGTTGCACGAACCATGACATGCAATGCATAAACATGTTCTGGCGTTCTTAAATCTAAATCTTTGAGAGAGTAACCTTTGTCGATAACTGTTTTCTGAATCAAGTCCATATCTTTTTCGCTGATATTGTCACCATACTTCTTCAGCAAATCATCAAGCGTGAACTTATTCAACTGATCAAGTTTCTGAAAAGCAAGTTTCAATTCGTCAACATCACGAATTTTGAACTTGTCGCCTTCCATAAAGTTATTGATTGCAAACCCTTTGCCTGAACCAGCACCACCTGCTAGAAAAACAATTTGTCCATATCTCTTACCATTGTTATACATGATAAGTTTTTCTAACAAAGGCTGATAGGCTTCGTAGTCAGTTTGTTGTATGTACTCTGAGAAAGAAAGTTTCATCAGTTATCCTCTTATGCTATTTCTTCTGCCGCAGAGAATCTTTCGACAAGTGTATCAATGTCGAATCTGAGTGATCCACGGCTCAACTCTAAAGTTTTGTTGTATGACTTGGGTGTTAAAAAATGACGAACGGCAGTTACCATGTACTTGCCAGAATAAACTTGATCTTCGTGCGGTACAGGACTTTCGTATCTCAATGTCTTTGATGCTTGACTTGGAATGCTTAATTCAATCAGATTGCCTGCACCAATCTTGTTGGTTGCACCAGATACTTGAACAACAACACGAATGCCACTATTGAGTACAGAACCGTATGTGTCGTACTTCAACCATTGATTTTTGTTTGGTATTGAATCGTGTCTTGGTTTGGCAATTAGTCTTTCGATTGTTGTTGAATCATAGTCTGTAAAGATGTTCTTGCTATCGATGAATCTGTTGTTATAGATTGTCTTTAGATTGTCTTCAGATTCATTGATGTAGTCAATCTTTGTATCTGTGTATGTCTGATCAATCAAATTGAGTGTGCGAATTCTAGAGTTATAGAATCCAGACTTTGTGAATGCCATGTGATCAAAGTTTTGTTCTAGTCTTACATAGAAGGTAGATACATTGGATTCTGATTCCGTTTCATCAATGTAGTTTACCTTGCTTGTGTTTGGCTCATAGGTAATTTTTGGTATTGAATTGTTCTCTGTCCAAAACTCTTTGAGTGTATTGAAACCTGTGAATGCGTGAGTAAAGTTCTCTCTTGGATTCTTTGCAAATCTTTCAAAGAATAAAAAGTAATCGCCATCGACACATGCTCTTTTGGCTAACATGTTGATTGCATCTAATGGTCTTTTGCCTGTGCAAATAAATGGGTTGCTTAGAAAGATGTTGCTATTGTGAATTGCAATGTTGCTTGTAGTATCAATCTCTGAAAATAACTTTTGCACTACACTCACCAAGTTTCGATCTGTACCAAAACTCTTAAACACTTTTTTCTTTAGTGAGTTGACTGATGATTTTGATGTGAAAAACAAATCGTATGTTCTAAAACTGTTTTGCGTAAACACAATTGGCGATAGTCGAGTAACAACTAAATCGTCACGGCTGAGAATGACTTCGTTTTGACCATTTGGTTTCAAAGCACGAATAGCAATCTCTTCGCCGCCTGTGATGATAAACTTTTCGATACCACCAACATAGTCTTTGATTCGAATTCTGCCTTCAATTGAATATTTGAAAACATCTTCAAACACCTCAATCTCAGTAAAGACATTACCAAGTTCGACAACCTGTTCATTCTTCAATTTAATACGCAAAGTGTCGAGTGTGTATGTGCCTTGAAAATGCACACCAGTTTGGTTCTGCGGTAAATAGTCTTCGTCATTAAACGAATCGGTGTTTGGAAAATTTAGAAGGCTCATCTTTGTGACAACAATTCTTGTAGATCGCTTTCAAACTTAACGATATATGGTAGTTCTAGAATTCGAATACGAGATTTCTCATCGTTCAAACGAGTTTCGTATTCATAAAATGTTTCTCTATACTTTCTTGCGCCAGTTAATGTCTGCCAATATTCTTCGCTTACGATATCACCATCGGCGGTGTAGTAGTATTTGTATCCAACTCTAGCGGCTTGAACGCTTCCATATTTCTCAACGATATAGTTTTGAAATGTCGTATCGTCTTTTGGCCACTGGTCGTAAATATTTTCAATGTTATTGACCATGAGTAGAATGTAGTCATAGTAAGGATTACCATAGAGTAGATTTGAAACAACCTCTGGGCGATCACCATTCTGTACTGTGTATGGTCGAATTGCAATTGCGTTGTAATCTCTAAGTGCCTTTTTAATCTTAGCAGACACCGTGATATCAACCATACGCAACTGCGTAAATGGATCGATCTGATATTTAATTTTTGGGTAGAAAGAATATTGTGCCATATCTTATACCATCGTTGCGCCTGATTTAGCATCGTACTTGGCATCACCAAGAGTACGAACTGTTACTTCGGATAATTGAAGTGTCATTGTAGATTCTGTTGGTCGACCATCTTCAAAGAATGTCATCTTTTGTCCACCATAATCCATTGCTACAGATTCAATCGCACAAAGTTTGCTCTCATATAAAGTCTTTGCGCCTTGTGGAGAATTGAATTCAATGCTAAATGAAGTCAGATGTGGATATCCAAATGTGAATGATTGAAGTGTTCCTGTGTATCCACCAATTGTAACTGATCTGTTTTGTGCTGATGGAGATGATGCAATTTTAAATGTATTTACGATCTTATTAATTGCTTGCGATTCTGTTGCACTTCTTGGTCTAAATGTAACTGGAACTTGATATCGTCTAAACTGAGGACCTTTGTATAGCAATTGTGCATATGGATTGACTGCGGCTCTTCCAGTAAACTCTGCTTGAGAGATTGAATTCAAACCGCCAGATGTAAGAAAACCCGTTGCACCAGCAAGAGATTTTTGTAGAGCATATAAAAACGCTTCTGCGGCAGTCGCACCATATTTGAGAAGCCCTTCACTACCACCCTCTGTTACTTCAGTCGCAGTTAAGTCGCCGCCTGCTTGTTCACCAACATTCTCTGCACCTGCTTCAGTATAAAGATTTGCAGCCAGACTTTCCATGCCAGCACCAAAGATCGCTTCAGTTCTACTGTATTCTGAGAAACTTGACACATTGAAGTTATTTGGCACACGCAACTTAACAGTCGGTGCACCTGAAATGAAAGTACCAAAGGCGTCATAGAATTTAAATGTCATTCGTGGGATATGAAATCCGTCCTGCTGAGTGGTCGAAGGATACGAATAAGTTCCACTCAATCCAGCATCTCTGTATCTTCCCGTGACTTGAAGAGAAGTTCCTCCAAACGCACTTCTATCGCTTGCCTCTTGTGCAAAGTCTGGAGTTATTTCGAAATCTAATCGTGCCATCTAAATATCCTTTGAAAGGTTGTTTTTTATCTATTTATAATTCACTATGGCATACAAAGGCAAATACAAACCAACTAACCCACAAAAGTACAAGGGCGATCCAACTAACATCATTTACCGTAGTCTGCTTGAACGCAGATTCATGGTGTGGTGTGATACGAATTCGTCTGTACTTGAGTGGAACTCTGAAGAAGTGGTCATACCATACAAGTCTCCAATTGATACCCGATATCATCGATATTTTGTTGATTTTTGGGTACGATATCGTGACAAGAATGGTAATCTAAGAGCATGTCTGATTGAAGTGAAACCACATAAGCAAACAATGGCACCTAAGAAACATGAGGGTTCAGCAAAACCAACTCGCAGATATCTCAATGAAGTCATGACATGGGGCGTCAATCAAGCAAAATGGAAAGCGGCAACAGAGTATTGTTTAGACAGAAATTGGGAATTTAAGATACTTACAGAGAAACATTTGACATAAATATATGTATTCAACAACAGGAATACTATGTTAATCTTTAAGGAAATCATCTATCAAGGCGTTAATGCTGGTCAACTACCGGCACGAACCAATGCGGCTAGAGAATGGTATCGTGATGCGGCAGAACAAATCTCTGCACCAAATCGTTTAACGCCTTCAAAGGTAGTTCGATCATTTGAAAAGAAACGCAAAGTAGGCACACTCACGCCTGGCTACATGTATCTTTTCAAATACGATCCAAAAGGCAAAGAAGACTTGCCTTACTACGATACTTTTCCTTTGATTTTTCCTATTGAAACTTATCCAGATGGGTTCTTAGGCATCAACTTTCACTATTTGCCCCACCCTCTGAGAGCAAAATTGATGGATGCGATTTATAGTACGACAACTGATAGAAACTATGACGAGAAAACAAGAGTACAGATATCCTATAGCATTCTTGCCAAAGCGGCTAAATATAGAGCATTCAAACCAACTGTGAAAAGATATTTGAATAGGCAAGTTCGTTCACCATTTTTAGAGATTACATCAATTGAATGGGATATTGCATTATTCTTACCGTTAGAGAAATTTAGAAAATCATCAAAAGAAACTATCTGGACTGATAGCAGAAGAATGGTACGATAAACATGTTTAGTATAACATCATTTAAAAATAGCGTCAAGGTTGTACGCCCCAATCTGTTCTTTGCAGAAGTAACTTTGCCTAGCGGAATTGCAACTGCGGCAGGTGCTTCTAACTTTAACAGTTCATTTCGTTTTCGTTGTCAAGCAACAGAGTTTCCAGGAAGAACCATTGCGACAAACGATGATCAATCTTTTGGTCCAACAACAAAATTTGCGTATGATGTAACTTATAATGATCTTAATCTACAAATTATCGCATCTGAAGACATGATTGAAAGAAAAGTTTTTGAAAGTTGGATGGATAACATCGTTACAAAGTCTGGTACTTCTGGAGGTAATGGAACTGGAGGTTTTGTTCGATATTACAATGACTACGCACAAGGAGGCAAAGTAACAATTTATCAGGTTAACGATCAGAGAAAGCAACTTGCTAAGTGTACTCTCAATGGTGCTTTTCCAATCGGCATTGGACCAATGAACCTCACTTGGGAAGAGTTTGATAGTTACCAAAGATTTAGCGTCACAATTGCATATAGATATCATGTTAATGACTTTACGCAGAGAACACTTTCTGCAATCACATAATTAAGGAGAAACATTATGGCTTTACCACAAATTAATACACCAACCTTTGAATTGACTTTACCTTCTTCAGGTGAGCAGGTTCGATACAGACCATTCTTGGTCAAAGAGCAAAAGATTCTTTTGATGGCTTTAGAGAGCAAAGAATCAAGCGAAATGCTTCGTGCAATCAAACAGATTATCGCAAACTGTTGTTTAAGTGAGGGTGTTAAAGTTGAAACACTTCCAATGTTTGACTTGGAATATTTCTTCATGCGCCTTCGTGCAAAATCAATTGGCGAATCAATCGAATTAAATCTATCTCACTTTGAAAAGACAAATCGTGAGATGAGTGAGTGCGATCATGTCACAAAACAAAACCTCAATCTCATGGAAGTAGAAGTCGAGAAGGATCCAGAGCATACTCACAAGATTATTCTTGATGAAGAAAAGCAGATTGGTATTGTATTGAAATACCCAACCATCTCGCTTGCAGATAAAATGCAGAAAGCAGACACAAAGAATCAAATGGATGTAATTGTTGATGTTGTTTGTCAATGTATTGACTACATTTTTGATGCAGAGAACACATATCCTGCTTCAGAATCAACAAAGCAAGAATTGCAAGACTTCATTAACAATCTTGGTCAAGAACAATTTGCCAAGGTGAATGCATTCTTTACTACAATGCCCAAACTTAAGCATACAATTCACTGGCATTGTGAAAAGTGTGGTACTGATGATCACATTACTCTGGAGGGCATGGCAAATTTTTTCGGATAGCATTGTCTAGTGATAACCTAACCAACTATTACAAGACAAATTTTGCTCTAATGCAACATCATAAATATAGTTTAACTGAACTTGAAGAGATGATGCCATTCGAAAGAGAAATTTATATTATGCTTCTAACGCAGTTCGTTAAGGAAGAAAACGAAAGACAAAAACAACAAGAGGCTAATATGAGAGCCCGAACAAGAAGATAAGATAAATGGCAAATTTAGTAGGTAAGTTAGGTCAAACTATTCAAGGCTCTGTTGCAAACTTCGGAGCCGGTTTCAAACAGGCAGCCATCTCAGGCAATCCTGCGCTTTTTGGTGCGGGATTGTCTGCCTTAGAGAAAGCCTTTCAGAAAAGTTCGGCTGAAGAAAAAGCCGAAAGACAAAAAGATCGTGAAGAAAGACGCCGAGATAAGCAATTTAATGAAGAGAATCAAAACGAACAAAGAAAACTAGACAATGACATTCTAGGCACTCTGAAGTCGATTGAGAAAAGCGTTGAAGCAATTCTTGATGTTCTTACTAAGAAAGACAAAGCAGGTTATGGTCTTGGACCTCTTGCTCTCTTAGGAAAAGGCATACAAGAATTAGTCAAAGGCTTCAAGCCATTCTTAGAAAATTTCAAAAAATTCTTTACTGTAAAGATACCTGACTTTTTCAAAAGCATATTTGATAAGATTAAGATTCCAAAGATCGGAGAAAGCCTAACGAAATTATTAGGTAATCTTGCTGATTTATTTAAGGGTGCTTTTGAAAAATTCAAACTCAAGTTTGCTGAGAGATTTCCAAAACTTCAAAAAGGTATCGATGAAATCTTTGATGTAATTCGAACATCAATTCGTTTCATTGGTAACATCATCACCGATCTATTCAATCGTGTAGCGCAACTGATTACACGAATCACACCTAGCGTTCCTGGAATGCCAAGACCTGGTGCTCAAAAAGCACCAACAATCAAACAAGAAGGCACAAGATTTAGAAATACAGAAACAGGAAAATTTGTTTCTGCTGATGCCGCTAAAGCCGCTGGTTATGTCGATGACGCTGGCGGTGTAGTTAAAGGTATTGATGCCGCAGCCGATGCCGCAAAGGTTGGCATTGTTGGTGCTGGTCTTGCTAAACTTCTAGGCGTATTCAAAGGTATTGGAGATGTTGCCGCAGGTCCTTTGAAGTTCTTAAGCGAATTGACAGATGTTGGAGCATTTGTAAAAGGTTTAGGTAAAGTCATTGTACCTCTTGGTATTATTATTTCAGTCT